GGGGATCTCCCGCCGCAACTGGATATCGCCAACCTGGAATGCCACGCGCTCGAACACCGCCGTGATGCCTCGCTCCAGCACGCACTTCCACTGCGGATCATTCTTGGCCTGCGCCACCGCCGCACAAACCGCCGGGTGCGCCGCCATGTCCACGTTGTCGAACACGATCATGCGCCCGACGCGATGCCTGACGTTCAGCCAGTCCGCCAGCGGCGCCTCGCCCCAGTGATCCCCGTCGATATACGCCGAGGCGAACGTGTGCCCGCCCAGCTCCTCCGGCCACGGGATCGACTTCGCCTGCACCCAGCTGATGCGCTGGTCCAGGCCGAAGGCCGAGATGTTTCCCGCCAGCGTCTCCGGCGTGACCGGGATGTTCGAGACCCAATCAACCGGATGCTCGAAGGGCGTGCCGATGTAATAACCGTCCAGCGGATCCACGCACACGACGTTGCCGGCGAGACCGAACTGGTTCTTGACCAGCACCGCCAGGATGGCGCTCCCGCCGTGCAACGTGCCGATCTCGAGATGGTCGCCGGGCCCGGCCTGGGCGATGGCCCACGCCAGGTAATTGCAGTTATGCTGCTCGTCGCACATGCGGCCGTAGATGCGCTGGTTGACCTTGTCGATCAGCGCCTGCGCGAAGCCATCGATCTCATTCAGATTCAGCATTGCCTCACCTTCCGCCGCGGGGCGGCTTCCAGCCGCCGCCGCAAGTCCCTGCGACATGAGTCGCAGGGATGCATCCTCGTTCATGCTTTTACCTTCTTCACGCCCGCGATGATGAACAGCGGGTCGTTCTCGTCGAAGTGACCGTAGCGCGCTCCGTACTTCGCCATCATGCCCTGGTCCTGGCGGTAGGCTTCCCACACATCGTCATAGTCGCCGATCATCTGCGGCTCGTCGAACATCTGCGCCGCGTCCTCGCAGGTCAGGTTCGTGTTGAGCGACGGATCGAACCAGTGCGTCGTGCGTGCGATCGTGATCGTCGCCAGGAAGAATCCGCCCGGCGGCAGCAGTTCCATGCTGCGCAGGTACAGCTTGCGCATCTTCTCCGCGATGTTGTGCTCCAGCGACGAAGCCCAGAAGATGATCTCGGGCAGCGCGGCCGGGGAGAATTCCTCGAATGGTCTGCCCAGGTCCCGGTCGATGCCGACGCAGTCCACGCCGAGCATCGCCGCGATGAAACCGCCAAGAGGGGAGAACGGCGCCACGCCGCAGCCTGCATCCGCGATGTAACGCATTCCCGCGGGCGGCCGCACAGGATGTGCCGCGCATTGTTGGATGATCCACGAATAGTCCAACGCATAGCTCCAGCCTGCGTCCTGCCACAGCTCGGGATGCACCCGTTCGATGAGCTTGCACGGATCCAGCAGCTCGATGCTCACCAATCACCCAGCTTCCCGCGCTCAAACACATCCAGCACGCTATCCGGCCCCAGGTTGACGATGCGCCGCCCGTCCGCCTCCCAGTTCGTCTTCGCCATCTGGTACGCCAGCTCCGAATGCTCCAGGTCCGGGTTATTCCAGCGCATCCCGCTGAAGTAGTTCGGATCGAAATGGTTCGGATCGTCGCCTTGCAGGACCTTCTCCTGGTTCGGCTCGCCGACGAACGTGTAGCGGTGGTCCACGCCCACGAGCAGCGCCGTGCGGTATCCCATGAAGAACGCCAGCTGCATGCAGACGTACGTCACCGTGAAGCCCTCGTAGATGCCCTTCGATGGATCCCGGCTGAAGTGCGGCACATCCCTGGAGATCAGCCCGAACGCGCCCGGCACCTTCGATGCCCAGGCCTGCGCCACGAATTTCGCCGCCGAATCGAGCGTTGCGATGTCCTCGATGGACTGCTCGATCACCAGCGGGTTGACCGCCGCGTAGAACTCCGGCACGAACTTCAGATAGATGCGGTTCGTCCCGAACGTGTCGTACCTGTACAGGAAGTCCCGCGGCACCGCGTTCAGCGACGGCCCATTGCCGATGATGATGCAGACATCTGCATGCCTTGCCTGTTTCAGAGCTTCCCAGCTTCCCTGGCTCATGGCACTGCCTCGACGCGAGCGGGCGGCATGCCCGCATCACTGGTCCCGGCATCACGAGGCGCAGGGACATCCTCCGCAGCTGCGGCTATTACCGTCTCGATCGGCAGCTGCTTCAGCCCCATCTCTTTCTTGTACATCAGGAATGTGTTCTCATCCACGACCGAGTCGATCAGGTGCGGCGACGTGATGCGCGTGTCCACGTACAGGTCGATCCCCAGCGCGCGGCATTTATCACAGAAGCCCATATCCTCGCCCGGCCACACGTCGTCGATTGCCATCGAGTAATCGTTATAGAACCAGGGCGGCTCCATCCGCTCGAAGACCTCACGCGCCACCGCGAGTGATCCGGTTCCCACCGCATCGACCTTGATCACTCCGCCGCGTTCCCAATCCGCAACGGAGTAATACCGTCCGTCGTCGCCGCGCACGAAGAGGCACGGTTCGAACGGCTCGCCGCGCCGGAAGTTGAGTCCACCGACCACCATCAAGCCGGGCCGCTCGATGAAGTTCGCCATGAGCCGCTGCACGATATCCTCGGGATGGATATGGTCCGTGTCCAGCATTACCAGGTGCGTGAAATGGCTGCCCAGCAGCTGCACGACCATCTTGTTTCGCACTAGGTCCGTCCGTCCGTAGTTCAGTCGGATGAACGGCCATCCCTGCTGGGCGATCGCCAGCAGCGGCCAGATCACATTGTCCGCATGGCTGATCGTCCGTTCCAGCGGGATCCCGACGATTGGCCGCGGCCAGGGCATCCGGTCAGGCGCCTTCTCGCCAGTTTTCGGTTTCTTGCCGTTGTGGTTGCTCATCACCATCCTCTTTGTCTGGACTTGCCGTTCGAAAGATCCGGTTCGATAATTCCCAGGGGCACGATCTCTCGTGCCCCTCTTCTTCACACGTTCCTGCTTACACCAGCATGTCCCTGGCCACGGCGATCGCGGACAGGTTCATGAACTTGGCGGTCTGGATGGTGCCGATCACCCGCACGAAGCGGTGCCCGGCGGCCACCACGGCGTTCACCTCGGATTTGCCTCCGGCTGCCGTCAGAGTCGTGAACGTCCCAACCGTTGCCAACCCGGCGCCGGCTGTCGTCGAGGCGCTTTGCACGCTTCCGCCGCATGTTCCAGCGGTCGTCCCGGCGCCTGCCTCGAGCACGAACTTGATCTCCCGGTGTCCCGGTCCGATATAGCCCCGCAGATCGACATAGCCACCGGTCATCTTGGTGGTGGTCGACCTCGTGGGGTTCAGCAGTTGAAGAACTGCCATTTCTCTCATTGTTCCCTTCTTTCCTTCGCGTAACTCGTTGCCAATGGTTCAGGCGTGTTGCCTGCCAGGATCAACCCTACGCCGCGAGGCGCAGGCTACGCTCCGATCTGTTGCAGCCTGAAGCGGAACGGCTCGGCGCAGTAGCCGCCGACGCGTTTGCGCGCCAGCAGGACCTTGATGTCCGTCTCCGCATAGAGTTCTTCCAACCGCTGGATGCTCAGCCCGACGCGGTCCACGATGTAGTACCCGCTGAAATCGCCAAAGGCGATCGGGTACAGACCCGCCGTGGCCGCCGGCATGAACTCATCGCACAGAACCGGCTTGCCCTTGATCGTGTCGAACGGTGCCATTCCGAGCGAGGCGACGCTGAGCGGCACGACAATGGGGCGACCGGTCGTGTCGTTGATCCCCTCAGCCACGTTCTGAGTCGCCGAGTTCATCACCCACCTGGCATTGCGCCGGTATTGAGCAGGCAACCCATAGAACAGATTCCGCAACCCTGCGGCCATCAGCGTGCCTGCGCTGCCGGAGTGGACCGCTGCCGGTCCATCGCCCTCGGCCTGCGTCAGCAGACCCATCGGCTGCCCGACGCCCGTGCCGTTGATGAAGACGTTATCCTCACCCAGCGCGAAGGCCTCGCCCATCAGGTCCGAAGCGACGCCCATCACATCGAAGGCCGAATCCTCCAGCAGGCTGTTCGTGAGCGGCATGGACGCCATCGCCACGTGCACGTCAATGGCGATCGATCCGAAGACCGGGTCGGTCACGCGGTGCACGGCCGCCGACGCCGGCGTCTCGCCGATCCACGCCAGGCGCACGCCCGACGTATAGATATCGTCGGTGCCGTAGTTGATCCTCGGGAATCTCACGATATCCCGCGAGGTCTGGACCACACGCGCGATCTGTCGGATCACCGCGGCCGCGGCTATCTTCTTGACCAACTCGGTCTGGTAATCCTCGGGCACCAGGAAGCCGCCGGCCGTGTCCAAACCCTCCGACAGCGTCTTCTTGTCGTTCGGGCCCATGGCATCCTTGCCCTTGCGGATGTATGCCTCGAACGCCGGGGCATACCCCTTTCCCTGCACCACCACCGGGACGAAGTATCGGAACGACTTGGTCTGCCCAAGGACGTCCTTCACCTCGATCTCGCGCCACGCCTTCGTATCGACGGCGGGCATCCCTTCATCCTTCCCCGCAGGAACATCGCGCCAAGCCAGCTGCGCAGCCTGCGGACCGTCATTCCCGCGCAGATACTCGTGGCCAGCGGCGATCTTCTCGGCGTAGTCGATCTTCACCTTGATCACGTCCGCCTGCCCGAGCAGCGCGTCCACCTCTTCTGACTTGGCCTTGCCATCGTTGAACTCCAACCGCTTGGCTTCGGCCTCCGCCAGCTTCGCCTGGTACTCCTGGCGAAGTTTCGTCAGCTCGTCGTTCATCGTTACCTCACTGTGTCAATGTCCATGCCTACGATCCCAGCGCCCTCTTGCGCATCTCGATCGCAAGCCGATACTGCTCAGTGAGTGCCTCTTTCGATGGCGGCTCGGCTGTCAACAGTCGATTCAGAGACGCAAGCGCCTCTGCAATACGCTCCACATCTTTCATCATCAGATGGCTGCGGCCTGTTGTCAGGTCAGCCATCTCCACCTGGATTGCCGCCACCAGCTGCAGCGACTTCAACGTCGGCGGCTCCTTGTCGAATTCCTTGTAGTGCTTTGACAGGTGGCTGTGCACGGCCGGGACATCCCCTTCGGGAATATCCGTGCCGGCCTGCATCAGACGGCTCATGGCCGCCTTGACGCCGTTCCACACCGCCGGGCCCACGTCCGTCTTGCTCGCCTGGTGATGCGGCAGCTTCAGCTCGCCAAAGGTCTCGGGCGGCATCGCCGCAGCCCATCCGAAGTGCGCCCCGATCCTGCGCTTCTCCGCTGCGTCCAGCTCCTCCCAGGCCTCTGCCGTGAAATCGCCCAGCCCTGGCTTCGACCAGTCCGTCCCCTCATCGGCCGTCCCCGTGTCGCGGTACGGCACCGCCGCCTTCGCCGCGGCCGTCGCCTGGTTCATCCCCCAGTTCACGTCGCTCGTGTCGAACAGACGGATTTCCCGCAGGTTGCGGATCTGCATCTCGATATCGCCTTCCGCCTTCGGCTCCTTGTCGAACTTGACGGCCGCGTATCCGATGCTCATCTCGGCGATCGCCCCGGTCGTCAGCCCGGCCAGGATCTCATCCCCGCGCGGCGTCGGCAGATAATCACGCTTTACCAGCAGTCCGCCGGTCGCATCCGGGAACTTCTCCCGGATCCAATCCGGCAGCTCCCGCTTCCCGATCTCCTTAAGTTCC